TTCTCTTGACTTGAATAATAATATTCCACTAGTAATTTCCCTGGCAATATGCAACAAACAATTAATCTAAACTTTAAAGGAGATTTAGAAATAAAACTCTTTGATAAGGATAATAACCTTATTTGGGAAAAATTTATCCATAATACTCTTTTGGATAATTATAAAAATATCGTACGAAGAGCATTGGCCGGGGAAGCAGAACTTGACCAGATAATTGCCTATGACGAATTCGGNGGNGTATTATANATTGGAACCATATCNCAGNTAACNCANAATGGTACTGTAAATAATAAATCTACTTTCATTTGNACTTTCTCGGAAAGTTCTTTTGATGGTACAATTGCTGAAGTAGTCCTATGCTCAAGCTTACATGGAGAATTTTCAAGGGTATCAGGATTAGATTTAACTAAAACCTCAACTCAGGTTTTACAAATTGCTTGGACATTAACAATCTTAAATATTTAATATATGCCTCCATCACCAACGTACAAAGTTTTTCATAGCTATAAAACTTTAGCTTCTTCTTTTGAAAAGAGTGAACAATTATTAGGTATACTCCAGCCAGGAAGATACCGGGGATTTGATACTAAAACCGTATGGGGAAGTTCTTTACCGGGATTTATTGGATTTGGAATTACCCATACAGCTTCAGGGATAGCTAAGGTAGATAGTTTAGGAAACCCCGAAACTGCTTCGGGTATAGTACTAATGCCCCAGGGTACTGTTATACATACTAATTCTACAATAAGCATTCAGGTAGCAGATAATTCCGCTAATGCTTTTGAAAGGTTAGACTACGTAGTAATTGAACATCAATGGGCTGCTATAATCGGGGGAACTACTCCTACGTTATCAGTAATTAAGGGAGCAAATGGGGGACCAGTATTACCCGCAATACCCAACCCGACTATACAAATCCCTATTGGTACAATTAAAATCTCTGCTAATGGTTCTGCATACGCTGATATTGTTTATACTCCCATAGTTTCTCCTCCTCTTGCAAACTATGTAATTGATATTTTAGCAGTACATGGAGCTACTCTAGACACAAGATATGCTCGGTTAAAACACGCTAATACTCTGGAGAATGTTAATACCTTCATGCACACATTAACAGTACATCAGGATGGGGCTTTATTTAATAATTATGGCTTTGAACAGAACAGGTTAACATATTTAACTTATGCAAATGTTAATGCGGCTGGATTACTTGAGTTAGAACCTGAGTATGGGAATAATATTAGTTTAGACCTTGGGGGTAATAATACTATTATACGGGGATTCTGTACCGGGGGGGGAGCAAGTTTTTGGAATATAGGAACTATAATCACTATATCATTAATTAATAATGTAGGAGCTACTGCAGCATTAGGGGGATTTATAGCATTTAATTCCCATGGATTTAGTAAATTATATAGAAACTCTAGATTACTACAAGGAGATGTAATAGTAATAAGATACCTTGGGGAATTTTATGGTAAAGGTTTATTCGAAGTAGTTTCTTGGCCAAGAATAATGGAAAGTAATTACCAAGATATCCTCTTAAGAGCTGCTATTGCACAACCCGCTTGGGTTGCTGTTAGCTATGATAATACTTTTGAAACTGCTATAGGTTTACCTTTACAATATCGTAAGAATACTTTAGGGCAAATTGAATTACGGGGAGCTTTTAAACACATGTCTACTACTCCTTTATCGGCTACAAAAATAGGCACTTTACCCGTAGGATACAGACCCGATAGACTTTACGCATTCACTGCTAATTATTTAGCGGTAAATAATATAATATTTGTAGAAGTAGATACAGATGGTGCTATATATTGTAGTGATTTTGGGGTAGGGTATANCCCGGGTAATGGTATTTTNATACCCGGAAATTTTCAAATGACTTCTGCATAGGATTTTCTCAGTTGTTGCTTCCTTAATCGTTGTTTTTTCATGGGTAGCCAGGCAGAAATTGTCTGGCTATTTTGTTTCTACCAACTCAGGGTTTACTAAATGGAAATATTCTTTAGCTTTAAGAGTTGCGATTTCTATCTCTTCTCTTAAAGCCCTTATCCATTCCTGAGTACCTTGTGTAACGGGTATCTCGAGGTATTCTAATATAAAACGTGCTGGGATAACTTTACTGGCTTGGGATAATTTTTTGGTGATATAAGGAGGGGGAGTTAATTGCAGGTTTAATAAAAAGAAAGCGTCATCTGATAATTCTCTTCCCATAAATTCTAAGGCTAATCCTAATAATGCTTTCTTCCCACTATCCTCTTCTTCTGCTATAATATTAATATATATTTCTGCGTTATCTATTCTAATAATATTCTGGTATAAATTTTCCTGATAAGCCTTACGCAATACCCGGAATTTAAAAGTTTTTAAAGAATTAATAATATATCCTAATAATCGCTCTGGCTCAGTATCCCAGTATTTATTAAAAGCTAAAATAAATTTATCATCAAACCATGAAGCAACTAAATCTTTCCCAACCCCTAATCGTCGGTTATCAATTTCAAATACTAACTTCTTCCGAAGTGCTTCAGTTTTATAATAAAGTTCTTCAAATAATTTTGGGTCGTAACCCGCTTTCATTGGTTTAAGCCTGTGAATTTCCATATTGGTTATAGGGTTTAATTAAAAATTAGTTATGCAAATATAATAACAATGATTTGAAAATAAAAATACTTCTAGGGTATAAATCTACATAGATTCTAGTATTCAATAAGTTATCTGCATATAATTCTACTATAGCGTAGTCTAAATAAACTTGCTAAACATAGGGATTTCTATAATAAACTATAATATTGCATACATGGGGGATAAGGTTAAATTGAACTTCACACTGGATTTCCAGTTCGATATATTAAGATTTTGCGCATTAGACAGGGATGGAAGAAAAGTAATAGATTTACTTGAAGATTCCTATTTCTCTGTTGTAGAACACGCATTTATCTTTTATGGAATAAAACAATTCTTTAAGGCTAATAAACGAGTTCCTGGGAAGGTGGCTCTAAGACAGGAACTCTCGGAATTATTTCGGTCAAAAGAATACTATGATAAGATTTCGGTTAAGGATGAAAACAAAATCCTTACGATGGTGGAAGATATCTTTCAGGGAGTACTTAAGGATGGTGATATTATATTTAAAAAGATAGAGAAATTTATACAGTATGTTCAATTAAAGGATGTGGTTGAGAATGTAGATATTCTTAATTTCGATGAATACGATACATTTGCAAACAAAGTACACAAAGCAATTTCCAAAAGACTCAATGATAGGAAGGACAAAGGGTCCTTCCTTATACGCGATATAAGGGATAGACAGTTATACCGACAGGAAGTTAATCCCATAATCCCTACTCCTTTCAGGCAAGTTAATGCTCTTACTAATGCCGGGGGATATTCCCGTAATAGTTTAATTGTAATCTTAGACAAACCCAAGAAATTTAAAACCGGTTGCCTTGTTAATGTTGCAGTAGGTTATATGAAAATGAAAAAACGTATAATCCTTTTTGATTTAGATAACAGTGCGGATGAATATATGATAAGGATAGAACAACGAACTAGTGGAAGTACAAAGAGAGAAGTTTTATCTGGAGAGTTAGATACTAAAATACAAAAAATAGTTCGGAAATATAAACGGTTAGGAGCTGAGTTAGTGATACATCGTTTACCTGCTTACTCTACCACTACTAAGGATTTACAAAGGATAATAAAAGAACACTATAAGGAAGATGGTATTCGATTTGAAATTATGATATTAGATTACATAGGACTACTAGGAACTACTGATAAACGAGAAGATGATACTTCCAGAATAGACAGAGCCTTTGTAGAAATTCGTAACCTTGCTTTGGAGGAAGATATGGAACATGTATGGACTGCACATCACGTGGTAAGGGGAGCAGAAAAACGAGAAAAGACAAGGTATCTAGGAACTGATATTGCTAAGAGTATCGATATCACTCGTCACGTTCAGGCTATCTGGGGACTTAATCGTACTATAGACGAGGAAGAACAAGGATTTTTAAGGATGGAAATAGTAGACCAACGAGATGGAGTTCCCCGGGGTAGAGCAGTATTTACGGTATCCCAGGAAAAACAAACAATGGTAGAACTTACAAAAGGCCAACGAGAGGAATACGATAAACAATTTGCTATCATTGAAAATAATATACGTGAGTCAGAGGAAGGTGAAGATAATACTCCGGCTCCTAAGAAAAAAGCTGCAAGGTCATTATGAGTTACAATCAAGCTTTAACTAATAAATTATACGAGTATTTTACTAAGTCCTTAGGTATGTATGATTATACAAAAGGNTGGGTAAAAGGGGATTGTCCTTTTTGTGGTAAGGATAATAAATTTGGGATTAACTTATCTACGGGTAGAGCTAATTGCTTTGTATGTGGGGATAAAGGAAATCCCATTAAAGTGATAATGTCTTTACAAGGACTAGAAACTTATACAGACTTTACNCAATTTATTAATATATTNGAAGGCAAGGAATACCACTTAAAACAATTACCGGAAAAACACCAAGTAGAATTAGAATTACCCCCCCACTATACCCTTATAACCCTGGGGGATTCAGAAGTTGCAAAAGCTGCCAGAAGTTACTTACGAGATAAACGGGGATTTAATATTAGTAAGTTAGCCTTACAAGGAGTTGGATATTGTGGGATGGGGGAATACTTTGGGTATATAATTATCCCGTATTACATTAATAATACCCTAGTATATTATAATGCTCGTAGATTTTTGGGAAGTGGCCCTAGATATAAGAACCCTACAGAAACTGCTTCGGGTATAGGTAAGTCTATGGTATTATATAATCTGGAAGCCTTATTCATATATAAGAAAGTATACCTTTTAGAAGGTGCTATAAATGCTTTAACCTTAGGAGAGAAGGGAGTAGGTACTGGGGGGAAGAAAATATCTGATTGGCAATTATCCGTTATATTAAATAGCCCAGTATCAGATATAGTATTGCTTTATGACCCAGATGCTATTCAAGATATAATCAACTTATCACTTCAATTGGTTCCCTACAAACGAGTTAAGGTTATTATCTTACCCGATGATAAAGATGTTAATGACCTCGGAAAAAAACAGACAATTGAAATTATTCGGAAGAGTACATGGACTAATTGGAATGAGTTGATAAAACTAAAAAATAACAAAGGCTTAATTATAGAGTTAGAAAGGCAACATTTACATGCGTAATCCAGGAATTTTATTAACAACACTAGTGTATCGTATAATAAATATCTCTATGAAACGCATAAACTTTAATGTCGGAGAAACTTTATATATGACTAACTTGGAATATATTGGAGAAGGTACCCCCCAAATAAAAAAAGATGGGCAATTTAGACGTATGGTTAAAGTTAAATGTCCCTGTGGGAATATTTTTTTAGGTAGACTATCTACTATACGTAATCGTAAACTTTTTAATTGTGGTTGTGGAGCAGACACGGGATTTGTAAAACATGGGTTATCTAATACTAGAGTATATAGTAGTTGGAAAAATGCTAAAGCCAGATGTTATAGAAAAAACCATCCCCGATATCCTTTATATGGAGGAAGGGGTATAACTATGGCAGATTATTGGGTAAAGGATTACCGTAGGTTTTATAATTATGTAATATCCTTACCAGGTTACGGAATAAAGGGGTTAAGCATAGATAGAAAAGATAATAATGGTAACTACGAGGAAGGAAACCTTAGATGGGCGACTCAATCGGAACAAGTAAATAATAGGAGACCCCGAAATGAGTGGTAGGAATCCAGGCGTGCACGTTTTAGAAAGTCACCTTCGGGAATTTTTAAAAAGAAATTACCCCGGTATCAATGTCGAGGAATTTACTATAGGATTAAAAGCTTATGGTAATCCCCATCGACTTATAATTGTAAGCAATGCACATATCGAGAAGAAGGTAGAAAACCTATTATCTTCTAGTAGATTAGATGCTGATACGTTTGCTAAGTATTTATATGCGTATAGAAAGAAAGCTAGACATATCGGCGTACAACCCATTAAACCGGGTTCTAGGGATTGGACAATGGTAAAAAAGATAACTCAAATTGCTACTGATTTTTGCCAAGCTCACGAGTTATCTATTGATGATGGCTTTAAGATATTTATCCGAATAGGTTTAACTAAGATGCAAAAATTTTCCATTTTAAAGTTATTCTCTTTAGGAGAAGCTATCGAGGCTAACTATACTGCAGAAAAGGAACTTGCCCAAGATAAAACCCCAGGAGAAACAAAACAAGGTTATGATTATTATAACCAATACATAATTAACCGTACTGGGATATCTACTAACTACGACCGTGCTCCTGAAAAATATGTTTATTTTTATTGGGCTAAATTACTTGCAAGNGAAAAGAAGGTATCTCTGGTTGACTATATAAAATCTCAGTTTAATGGGTTTGAATGGCGTGGAGATTATCCTGACCCTACCCAACTNATNGGNGANAAAGCTGTGCAAAGGTTATCTAAGTATATGTTCAATAAAACTTCGGGTAATCCTTTAGAACAGAAAAGGTCGGGGGTCGATTTAAAGAAAATCATGAAAATCAAATGATACAGATTGAAGTAAACCATAACCGAACTAAACTTAGNGGAGAGTTAAAGACNTTAAACTTTCTCAGACAAACCNTAAGAGTAAAGAATAAGAATGCTTGGTTCNTAAGGAAATACATGCCCAAAGGATGGGATGGCTTTATGTATTATGTAACCGAGAATGCTACTCTTCATACGGGTATACTTCCTAAGGTAATTGAACTTTTGGAAGAACGTAAAGAGAAATACGAGATTACGGATTTAGTGGATGATATTCCTTTAAAATTTGTAGGTATACCCAAGGAATTAGGAAAGTTTAAAATACGGGGTTACCAAAGAGATGCCATAAGAGCAGTGGTAGAAAACCAGGTCGGCGGAGTATCTTTCCCACGGGGTTTAATTAATGCCGCAACCAATGCTGGTAAATGTACTGGTCACGATACCATTTTATTTATAGATAAACTAGGGTTAGTTAGATTAAAAGAACTTAATCCTAGTTTACCTAAAAATAAAATGATGAGTATAGATATAAATGCTAAAACTGAATTGGGTTTTAAGAAAGCCGATACTTTATTGTATTCGGGTAATATAAAGACTCTTAAAATAGTTACTGAAAGCGGGTATGAAATAGTAACGGGGTACCATACCCATAGATTAAAATACCTATCGGAAACGGGAGAGATTGTTTGGAAGTATGTAAGAGAGTTAAAAGTGGGGGATAGCTTACCCCTTATGTACAATCAACAATGTTATGGGGTTAATTACATTAAAGTTGATAATATTATTATAGATGAAGAGTTAGCATATGTTTTGGGGGTATTACATGGGGATGGGTGCATTAAAGATAATGGATTTAATATATCTGCTCACCATTCCGATGTTGAAATTTTACATTCTGTTATTGCTTGCATAGAGAATAAATTTAATATACCTATTGCAAAAAATCTTAAACGTAAAACGGGAAAAGCAAAAACCCAATTTAAGCTAAGTAAAAAAAGTAATAAATTAAAATCATTTTTTATACATATCCCCGAGTTAATTGCTAACTCATTCAATAAAAGAATCCCCGTATTAATATTGCAGTCCCCAAAATCAGTACAATCTGCTTACCTTAGAGGATATTTCGATACTGATGGTAGTTGTGGAGTGACTACTAATAAAAAACGAGTAAGTATAACATCTGTAAGTGAAAGAGGTATGTATGAAGTTCAACAAATGTTATTGAATATGGGGATAGTTTCTAAGAAAGAAATTAAAAAAACAACTTGGATTAATAAGGGAATTAGGAAACGTAGTATTACACATAGATTAATAATACATGATATTTTTATAAACGCGTTTAATCAAGAAATAGGATTTCAGCTAAAGCGAAAAAAAGAAAAATTAAATACTATATGTAATCGGGAATCTTCTAGAAAACCCATAAAAATGTTACCCGATATAGTATGGGACTTACTAGGGGAATTAAATAATCGGGGGTTAAACCAAACTCGTAATCATAATAGAATAAAATCCCATATACCCTTATCTCGATTTGTCCAGAGAAAGACTCTAATAACTAAACAAGTTTTAAATATTATCCTTAGAGATTACATAGAATTTAAGGATACAAAAGAGTATAAATTATTAGAACAGATAAATAAAGATAACCTATATTGGGATACCATATCGGAAATAATTCCCGGTAAAGAAAAATGTTGGGATATAGCAGTACCCGAAACTAACAGTTATATAGGTAATGGTTTTATAAATCATAATACTATCATTGCTGCAGGTATTTACAAATCATTTAAAAATGTAAAAGCTTTAATGCTTATCAATGACTCTGCTCTATTTTCTCAGTTCACCGAGGAAATCCCGCAATTAATAGGAAAAGATTATGGGGGTATACAAGGTAAGAATATTACCCCCGGGAATTTCACTGTGGCAATGGTGCAAACATTATATCGTAACATAAATGATTTTAGGAACTTATTAAGCACATATGACATGGTGCTAGTGGATGAATGCGACTTATCTACAAGCAAGTCTTATAAGACAATTCTAAAACAACTATACAATGCTAAAATACGAGTAGGGTTATCGGGAACTATAGGTAAACATAAAGACCCTATTAAGAATTGGGAAATTAATGCTTTCTTTGGAAATGAGCTTTACGTAATCTCCAAACAAGAATTAATTAAACGTAAAGTATCTGCTCCCTTAGTTATTAAAATATCTTTAGGGAATACCTTAATAAAAATACCCGGGGATTATGACGCGGAATATAACACCGGTATAACCAATAGCAAAGAACGTACGGATGCTTTACTTAAACGAATTGCTTTTAATTTAGATAGAGGAAGATTGCCCCAATTAGTAGTTGCCCAATATCATGAACATGTGGAAAATCTATATGGGGTAATTTCTAAAAAATACCCCAAACTAAGAATTACTTATACCCATCATGCCATTAAAAACAGGAACGATATCTTTAAGGAATTNCGGGAAGGCAAGATTGATATATTAATTTCTTCAATGATAGTTAAGAGGGGTAAAAATTTCCCCCTAATAAAAGTNATATATAATGCAGGTGGTGGAGATTCTTTTATAAATACCTCACAATTAATGGGTAGAGGGGAAAGAAAGGACAAATCCAAGACTAAAACTTATTTTGAAGATTTCCGAGATATGGGTAGATACTTGCAAAGACATAGTAAACATCGGGAAATTTATTATAAGAAAGAAGGGTTTAAAATTATCCCTCTTTATAAACGGGAACTATTAAATAAAAAGAAAAACATTGTGAAATGAGGAAGAGACGGACCAGTAAGATAAAACCCCAAGAATATATTATTCCTATTGATGTTACCCAATTAGGAAGTACAGATGACCCTTGCTTCGGGAAAATATATGACCCTAGAGCTTCTGAGTGTAAACGTTGCGGGGATTCAGAAGCTTGTATAATTGCCCAACAACAGAAAATGTTAGGTAAAAGAGATATCATTGAAAAGAAAAATAACTTCCTAGATTTAATTGAGCCTGAGATACAGGGAGAACAATATATGGATTTAACTCCCATTATTGCCTACATGAAAAAGAAGCTATTAAAATATTCTTGGGTTAAGGTAGTTAGGTTGTCGGCTAAGAAATTTAATCTGGAAAAAGCAGAGGCTAAGAAAATTTACAAAACTAATAAGGACAAATTTTAAACAAACATATCATGGATATAAGAGATGTACATTTCAATGTAAATGATTACCCCGGAAGCTTATCATTACCCGTTAATATTTTTGATGGGTTAATTTTTTCTAACAAAAAGACTTTGTTTAGAGCATTACCAGAAAATAGAGAAGTTACCTCTATACCCCATAAATANTCATACAAAAGAGGGGCAAGCTCTTATAAAAGATTTCTCGGCAAGAATAATTGAGGAATTAGGAGAGGCCATGGAATCTTATTATCTTGCCGCTCATAAAATCCGACACGGACATAGCCCAAAAGTAGCGCACAATGATATTATTAATTTTAATGAGGAATTAGCAGATGCCTTACATTTCTTTTTAGAATTACTTATATACTCAGATATATTGCATTTTAAACCTTTTATCCTCAGAAAATTAGAAAGTATGGGAATACAAAATATAAGTTTTTTAAGTAGTGACCCTATTACAAGTTTATACCAGGTAGCTGAAAAGGAATTATCGGGATTAAGGGAAGATACTAAGGTATTAAAAATCAAAATTCCCCTTGATTACCTAAACCTTATGCCCGGTGGGAATTCTTTCTCCGATAAATTTACTATACGGATGGAAAGGAATTTATGGAAGATAACGTATAATTTACAATTAGCTCGAAATACTTTAAAAAATAAACCTTGGAAACAGACTGAGTTACTGACTGACCAGGAATTATATATGCTTTATATTAGTGAAGCCTTTTATAGCTTAATCTTATTTTTCTTACGGGTTGGAATAAATCCTTGGCCTTTATTTATTATATACAGCCTAAAAAATAAAGTGAACAGTTTTCGCATCCGAAGCAATTATTAATCATGTACATAATTAAACAACCTACTTCTCAAGCAGCTTGGGAATATATCAATGAGTTCTTAGCTTTTAGGGCAAGCGACATGCCAAAGCTAGGGGGGGTTAAATATTCCGGAACAGTTCAACTTTATGATGTCTTTATGGAGATACATGCTAACTGGGTAGATCCTGAGTTTGATTTCGGGAAGGTATTCGGATACGCTATTCATAAATGGAGTAAGCTTAAAAATAATTATATCAATTGGGATTACCTAGATATTATTAGGAGTGAAGTAGTAGTGCAGGAAAAGAAAAAGAATAAACACTATAATTTCACTATACCTTTTCAAAATGCCCATGACTCTGGTAAAGGGTGCTTATTATCTCTTACTTTTTCCCGAAGGGCTACCCAGGATAACCCCGTATTAATAATAACTACCAGGGCTTCAGAAGTTACTAAGAGGTTATTATTTGATTTCCTTTTAGTACAAAGGATTTCAGAATATATTTATGGTAGTGGAATAAGTACATCTCTTAGGTTTTATTGCCCAAGTATATATTTAAGTACTGATACTTTTTTAATGTATAATACGCATAGACCATTAAAGATGCTAGCAAAGAAATGGGATAGTAAAGATGATGACTACACTAAAAAGCTTTTGAAAGACTTGCAATGGTTCTTAGATACTCCCCCGGAGAAAGTAAAATTTAAGATACAGGCTCGAGTAAGTAACCAGTTATGGAGAAACAAACCTAATCCTACTATAGCCCCTTATCCTTCCTTAAAAGCAGGAGATTGTATTTTGATAGGAGAACAAATACCATACCCTGAGGATTGTATAACTTTGCAACAACGTCATGCTTTTAAGCGAAATTATAATAAACTTGCTAAATAGGGATTCTATTAACTTAAAAATAATAATATGAGAATTTTCAGTGACTGCTACCAACTCATGTCCGAGATACTTCGGGAAGTTTGGGAAATGGGGGAATACGTACATCCCCATTCTATGCAAAACAAAAGTCGTAAAAGATAACCCCGCTTATCAAACTAAGGAGATTATCAATTACAGTTATTGTTTATTAACCCGGGAGAAACCCGAATTTCTTTTTTACTTTGATAGGGATAAATCTCGGGAATGGGTAGAAGCAGAATTTGAGGAAAGAGTTAGTGGAAAGAAATTAAACCCTGGCAAAGCCTGGTTAATTAGGAAAGAATTATGGCAACAATTTTTACGTAAAGACGGTAAACAAGATTATACTTATGCCGAAAGAATTGGGGTACAATTACAAGCTATCATTAAAGAATTATCGGTAAATCCTAATTCTCGGCAATGCGTTCTTTCAATTTGGAACCCCGATATCGATATTTATGGATTAGGGGGTAAACAAAGAGTACCTTGTAGCATATATTATCAATTCCTATACCGAAAAGGGATGGTGCATATAATATATAACCAACGTTTCAGCTGATGCAGTAACACATTTTGGAAATGATGTCTGGCTAGCTTATCAGACTTTATTATATGTAACCCAAAAATTAGGGGCTAAACCAGGGTACTTATTCCATAATATAACCTCTCTCCATGCTTATCAGAAGGACTGGGATACTTTAAAAGCAGGTATAACTTCCATCAAGAATTATAAATGAGGGAATTAAAACATCCATATAAAATCATTAATAACCTATCAGAGCTTGAAACTTTGATAGGTTATTGCATTAAAACTGGTTATTGTAGTTTTGACTTCGAGACTTCTGGGAAATCCCCATTTGCTAATGCAGGGTTCCCTACAATACTCGGTGTATCCTTTCAAGCAGGAAGTTCTTGGGTAATTCCTTTAGGCCATAAAGACTCTATATTTAAGGATAACTATATTTGGGTATTACGGGAATTTGGTAAAAGAGTTATAGAAAACCCTAATATTACTAAAATATGCTGGAATGCTCAATTTGAATTTAAGTGGTGCATGAAATACGGGATTTATCCAAAGGGTAGAATATTGGATGGGATGCTAGCTAAGTATTTATTGGATGAGGAAAGGCCTAATGGATTAAAGGAAATGGTGGCTAGGTTTCTCCCGTATTTTACGGGGTATGAATTACCAGGGTCAGGGTCTGATAAATTTGATTGGGCAAATGTCGACTTCGAAGAGTTAAGTAAATATTGTGCTTTAGACTCAGACCTTACATTACGGTTAACCCTATTCTTCGAACGTTTACTTATTAAATATAATTTTTATCGCTTATACCGAAATCTCTTAATGATGGCAGTAAGAACATTGGTAGAGACCGAGTATAAGGGAATGCTAGTTGATGTCCCTTATCTGGATAACCTTATTGAAGTATATGCAAAAAAACTCGAGGGGAATGAAAAACGGTTACGAAGTATTCCCATGCTAAGGCACTATGAGAAAAAGCGTATACAAAAGGAAAAACAATTAATGATTGAGGAAATCTCTAAAGAAATTCTAGAGATGGAAGATACAGGTGGAAATGAAAGAGCAATACAAAATCGTAAAGTTAAACTAGCAAGTTACGTGGCAGGTAACTACACAACTAAAAAAGAATTAAAGCGAGTTNAACCTATTAACTTCAGTAGCCCTAAACAATTAATCGATTTACTATTTACCTCAAAATATGGTTTTAAATTTAAGCCATTAAGGTTTACGGATAGCGATGCACCTTCTACTGATGAAGATACATTACAAATACTTAAAGAAAAAGATAAGTCGGGATTTATTAATGCCCTATTAGAGAACAGAGAATTTAATAAACTCTATTCTACCTATATTGCGGGTATGCGGGGACATATAATGCCCGACAATAAGATACATGCTTCCTACTTAATTCATGGCACGGTAACTGGCAGGCTCAGTTGCCTTGATTTTAATGAACTCCTATTAACAAATCAAGGGGAGATTCCTATTGGGGAATTATGTCCTGCACATATTGGTTATAAAGATATACGCGATAAAAAGTTATTGACTTTAACTCATAAAGGTAATTGGAAACTTATAACTACTGGGATTAATAAAGGAAAAGCGATGATGTATAAAATAACTTTTGGGAATGGCCATGTAGGAGTATATACTTTAGACCATATATTTATTACAACTCAGGGTAAAGTATCTTTACGAGATATCTGGGACGAGACTACGGGAACTATTGATGAAACCGTAAAAATCATAAGTTACCATGAGTAAGTCTCCCAAACGAAAATTGAAATTCGAGATAATTTCTCGTACTTCCCCTAAAGGTAGACAGACTACCTATAGAGTAATACGTAAAGAATTATTAGACCATTATGTTTTAATTCGGGGATGGTCTCTTAAAGATTTTAGAATACAATTTGGGATTGGCCATAGGCTATATAGGCAATCCATGAAACATTGGTATACTACAAAACAATTACATGATATACATGCGGATAAGATAAAGAAATCGCAATTAAAAAATAATTCTAATAAGGCGAATTATAATAAACCCCGACAAGTTATAGAATTGGATAGGTTAAAGAAAGCTATTTCTACTAGTGATACCCAAAGGGAAGTATTAGAAAAATTACGGATAAGTAAATATAAGTTAACTTCAAATTTGCAGTATCATAATCTACATTTTAATCCCCTTAAACATTTAACACGTACTAAATTTTTATCTTTATCCCCAGAAGATTTACAAACTTTAGAATATATTGCGATACTTAAACCCGAGACATATTCAAGTATATACCGAGTATTAAAATCTCAGAAGGGGGATTTACAGGAAGCCTTAAATGTCATCACGGACCTATACTATAATTTTAGGCTTTTACGTAGGAAATTATCTAAGACTAATCGGAAATTTAGCCGGAATAATAGGCCCATAAGTTCTATCGTAGAATATAATATAAAATTATATTTAGATAGCTTAGGAGTAAATTATACTCCTCAATTTTACATAAAGCCTTATTGGTATGATTTTCTATTAATAGGAAAAAATTTACTCATAGAAGTAGATGGTGGGGGTCACCAGGATAAAACTGATAAAGTAAAAGAAAAATTAGCAAAATCTCAAGGGTATACTGTATTACGAGTTACTCTTGCATCTAAAGGTAAAGGTATAATTCCCGAAACATTTAAAACCAAACTCTTACCCTATGTTTAGTACTACAACCATAAGAACAGTTATCCCCCTAGATATCCGGGATGTATATGATATTTCTGTGGAGGATGACCATAGTTTTGTTTCCCAAAATATCCTACATTCGAATTCAAGGAATCCGAATTTTCAAAATATTCCAAGAAGTACCACTTCGGCTGACATTAAGAAAATGTTTATTGCTCCAGAAGGATATTTATTAATGGAAGTTGACTATTCACAAGCTGAGTTAAGAGTAGTAGCGGAATTATCCGGGGATAAGAATATGATTGAGATATTTAAAAGTGGTAATAATATACACGTTGCTACTGCGGCTAGGATGGCAAAGGTATCTTACGAAGAAATTAATACTCCCCGTAAAGACGAAAATCACCCTAAACATGCTTGGGCAGTACGATTACATAAAAGAGCAAAGACCTATAACTTTGGGGTATTATACGGNCAAACTGCTCGGAAATTGGCTGAGACTATTGCCGAAGCTACTGGTGACCCCCCAAATGAAAAAGAAGCTCAAAAGGGATTAAATGATTGGTTTAAAGCCTTTCCGGGAGTTAAACAATGGATTAATACTCAACATAAATTAGTAAAACGCGATGGTTCTGTAACTAGCATATTCGGAAGAGTAAGAAGATTACCCAATATATACGATGATAATAAATGGGTAAGACTAGAAGCTGGGAGGCAGTCAGTAAATACCCCCATTCAAGGAGCTGCTTCCGACTTTACTCAACTAAGTTCTATCATCATACGGGATTTACGANTAAAAGGAAAATTACCCGATTACTTACGCCAAGTATATACAGTGCATGACTCAATAGGATTTTATGTAAAACCTGAAGACGTACATTGGCTTGCTAAAGAATTAATAACTATATGTGCAAACCCCGAGACCCAGGGATGGATTGGATTTAAAATGAAGGAAGTTAATATGAAGGTATCGATATCTTTGGGGCATACCTGGGGGACATATAGTGATTATGATGAGAAAGTAGATTACACTAAATTTTAAATATATGGAAAGATTCGTATTTGACCAACAAGTTGGAGAGTTTTATTTAAACTCTGTTAAAGAAAAAGTAATTGCCCGAATAGAAGCAGGTAATCCTATTAGGATGTGTTTATCGGGACCTTCTGGAACGGGTAAAAGTACATTAGCGAGGAATATTGCTAAGACTTTTAATTTAAAGTATGTCGAAAGTTCTGCNGGNNTAACTATTTCTCCAGAAGACCGGGAAAGATTGATGGNTCGATATGGTTGGACTGGAAGCGGGCATAAAGAGGTAATAAGGTTATCACAAATGAAACCTGACTTTGGGTATGNGTTTCAAACTGCAATCCTGAGTAACCGGATAAAACTTATTGAGAAGGAATCTTGCGTGGTATTTGACCGTTCACCCCTTGATAATCTTACGTACTTTATGCTCCAGTGTTCTTCTAATGTTCCCGATTTTATGGTCGATGAATTTATTGTTCGCTGCAGAGCGGCTATGGACAAAGTTACTCACCTTATCATAATTGAAACCCCAGATATGTCTACGGGGTATACTGTAGAGGATAATAATTCTCGGATATCTAATTACTACTACCAAGCTATGGTTANTCAGATATTTTTACATAACCTAAATAGATATCTACTTCAAACTAAATCTAATTATAAAACCTTAACAATTAATAGCTGGGATTTTAAAGTTAGAACACAAATGTTATTGGATTTTATTTTTAATAACGTATAACCTACTTAATTAGGGATATCTATTATATCTTATAATTCATTGCTATGGAAGACAGACTTAAAGATTACGCTGGAAAGAGTGCCATTATGGAAATAAAGATTTCCTATGGGGGGGAAGTATTTAAGTTTAATCTTTCCCGGGAATTACGGATAGATGAAAGAACTATTAATCGGGAATTACAAGAACAGCCTTCTTCCTATGCGTTCTTATCCTTACTACATAAAAAACTGTACCGTAAGATGAAAGATACGGAACAAGAGTTAAATAAGATATATGCTCGANTATATTCTAAATACCTTGAAGAAGGTAAGCCAGAATATGGTAGNGGGCCAACTAAGGAAGCTTTAGAACAAAGAGTAACTAAAAATAAGGATTACCAAAAATCTTTAACAGAGTATCTCAATGCTGAAGAAGATGCTAAAGTCCTTGAAACCTGCGTAAGAGCTTTTGAACAAAGGAAAGATATTATACAGACACTTAGTGCAAATATCCGAAAGGAAGTATAACCTAACCAAAAATTTAACATATGAAACAAAAAAGCCTTAAAGACCGTTTAAAGAAAAAACAGGAAGACATCCGAAAAAGGGGAGAAGGAAATAGTGGAATGATATTCCTTAAACCTGACACTACCCTAAGAGTACGTCTTCTCCCATTAAACTCGGAAGAAGATTTTACTTTGGAAGTAGTACACTTTTACCTTGGGGATGAAATTAAGGGGGTTATATCTCCTGCTACCTTTAATGAACCTTGTGCAATTATGGAAAGGTATGAGGAACTAAAGAAATCCAAAAACCCCGAAGATAAGGAGTTAGCCAAGAAGTTTGTTCCNAAACGTAAATTCGTTGCTTTAGTAAATGCTTACACAGATACTAAAGGAAAAGAAGTTGACCCGGAAAAAACAGAAAAACTTATCCTTCTCCCAAATTCAATTGCCCAACAGTTAATTGATTTTTACCTGGACGAGGATGACTGGGGAGATATGACTAACCCAGAAACTGGTTACGATGTAAAAT